CGTTTTGCACATTGAAAATAGGGCGGATGTCAGGGGCTCACGGCGGGCACGTAATCAAGAATCAAATATGGCCCGCAACATCGACGACCTAGCACTGCATGACGAATTGTTTGCAGGCGTCCTAGCAGAGCTTAAGCAGGACATCGCAAACGGAGCCAGCGCAACCGACATTGCAAAAAAGTATGCAGCTTTAGCGCAGGCCCGAATTGCAACAATCGCCCTAACCGACGAAGATTCAGGGCGGGCCTTAACCGCGAGCCAAGACATGGTGAATCGTGCCATAGGTAAACCGACAGAACGTAAACAAATTGAGCACAGTATGGCCCAAGCAAGCGAAGACGAAATCGACGCCCTATTGGAAAGTAAACTTAAGGATGTTGGACCCATAGCAAGTGGGCCAGGGGACGACAACGATGACGAAGCCTAACGCAGGAAAGCTCACGCAGGAGCCCGATATTACGAGAAGCGCCGAAGTGGGAGTCGGGACGACGCGAGGCCATATCACATATGATATCGAATCGCTGGTCTGCCCCATCTGCACCACATATTTACTTGACAAGATGGTAGGAGCCCTGCATTATAAGAGTTGTAATAGCTGCGGTTATGCCCGCGAGGTTGCACACCAACTGCAACCCATTCTTGGAGATAACTATTATGGCCCGAATAAAAAGTAAGAATTTTATGATTCCCGGCATCCATGGTCATATAGAGGTGACGGTGTGTAGCCGTAGGACAATCCGTAAGCGCGCGGGAACGGTAAGCAAGGACTTGGTCATAAATGGGCTTTACATAGAGGCCGACCACAGAATCCTAATCGCGTCCGAGATGGGGCCGCACGCCCGCATAACTACCCTATTCCACGAGATTAGCCACCACGTATTTGACACGTCGCACGGAGTCGAGGAAGAACAAGCCTGTGACCTAGTAGGCGGCTACATGCAAAGGCTGATTGCGGACGCCGAATTTTCAGACATACTAAATCAGATAAGTGTGTGCTAATGGCGGCAGAGGTAAAGACAAAGTTAAAGCGGCTAACAAAAGACGAAAAGCTGCAACTTTTACAGGCATTAGAGCAAAAAGAGAAGCTTGAAAAAAAGCGCAGGAATAAGTTCACACCGCACGGCGGCCAATTGCGCGTCCTAAAATCGCTAGCATCAATAAAACTATTAACATGTGGAAATGGATGGGGTAAGTCTACATTCGCAGTGAATTTGTTACACGCTAGAGCTACGGGGGTAGACCCATGGAATCTAGCTAGCACAAAAGTGCCGTCCAAGATAGTCGTACTGCTTGATAACCCGTCGAAGATAGGTGAGGTCTATAGAAACGAATACAATAAATGGCATGATATCGAACAGATTACGGAATTAAGACATGGGTCGCCATACGTAAAAGAGTGGCAGTTTAAAAACGGCAGCTCAGTGCGGTTTCTAACCCAAGATATGGACCAATTAACCTTCGAATCCATACAATTTGATGTGCTTATCATAGACGAAATTTGCCCGCGCTCGCAATATATAGGCTTGACGCGAGGACAGCGCGCAAAGAATGTAGCATTTGAACAATACATAATAGGCACACCAATCAGCAACGACCACGCATGGGTAAGACAAGACTTAATACAACCGTGGCTTGAGGGGCAGCGCCCCGATTTAGAATGCTTTACAGGCGGGACGGCAGATAACGCGGCCAATCTTGGAAAAGGATACCTAGAACGGTTCGAATCCCTGCTAACTGAAAAGGAACGTAGGGTCAGGATGTTCGGGGAGTTTAGCTCCGTAGATGGCCTAGCCTTCGGACACCTCATGAATGACACACTGCACCTACTCAATGAGCGGGCATTAGAATGGCAGGGAAGCTGGCCAGTAGTCGTAGGGATTGACCCACACCCTAGTAAAGCCCACGTCGCTGTAATGGTCGGACGGCGACCCGGAGATGACAAACTGTTCGTTATTAAGGAGCTATCGGCAAAGCAGACAGCCAGGGAATTTGCAAGTACGCTTTTGAATTGGGCGGCAGGCTACAGGGTGGTGGAGTGGATATGCGATAGTTTAGGTAGTGCCGAATCGACAGGACACGAGGGGTTCAAATCCTTTATAGACGTTTTAAAAGATTGCGGGGTTAGGGCTAGGGCCACCACTTTTAACGACAAGTCGCACGAAGACGCGGTGGAGCGCATAAGGGCGATGCTGGCCTTAGAAGACTCGGCCACACCACACTTAGTGGGAGAAAAAACACCTAGACTCAGATTCATAGACTCCGGAACACCGAAATCCTACCGCGAACTTAAGAATATAGCCTGGGTCTACGATAAAAAACGTGAACTAAATAAACCAAAACTTGACTCCGCAAAATTGGATTACTATTCGGCCCTAACCTATGCCCTTAGCTCCACATATTTAGCAAAAACCATGGGCGACTATGGTAGAATAAGTACAGGACCAAGCGCGGCGGCTGGAGTAGGGCGTAGTATTGCCCAAGGGCTAGGGATAACCACTAGCAAAAAATCAAATGTTGCAAATCAACCAATGCGGCGGTACTATACAAGAAACGCTTTTTCGAGGGATGACGACTAATGAGCAATAATATGAACGAGCAATTAGCAAAGATTCAGGCCGAAGGGCGAAAAAATAAACTTCCAACGGATATCCAGGAAGCCTTGATAGAGCGCCCAGAAAAGAAACTGCTGCGCCAACTACAGGATGAAAATTACGGCCAATCGGTTATTGAAATGTGGCGCGTAGGGAACGCACACCGAAGCGAATGGCTGACTAGACAAGAAGCGTTTTTAGATGAATATGACGAATTTATTGAGCCAATCTACAATCGACCAAGCGACTGGGCTAGTGCAATCCATTTACCAATCGCGCTAGTCATTGCCAAGGCGTATCATGCGCGTTTCTTCAGCGCAATCTTCAGTCAAGACCCACCGTTCACGGTAGCCGCTAGAAAAGGCGCCAATACCGACCGCGAATCATTAATCGAAGACCTTATGAGATACGCAGTAAAGGACTGGGCTAACGACTACAACGGGATTGACGACGAAATCGACAAGGCACTGTGGGCCTGGATTACCAGGGGCGTATGGCTTACAAAGACATCTTGGGAAAAACGATACAGCCAATTCAAAGATGTAATTGCAACAAAGCGGCCAAAAATCGCAGTCGTAAAAGGACCAGATGGACAAGACATCGTAGTCGAAACCACGGAGGATGTGGAGGCCGAAGAGGATGTAACCATAACTGAGTTTGACGGCCCAATTATGCGCTGCGTCCAACCAGAAGACCTAGTCCTAATTGGAAGCGACGACCCCGATAAAGCCGACGCCGTAATCGAATCCGTTTATCTAACTGCCAGCGACTTATTTACGATGGCCGACCGAGGTGTATTTGATAAAGAAGCCGTAAACAAAGTGACTAGTACGGCTGGCGACTACAAGATGCACGAACAAAAGGATGGCATCAAAATCCGCCAATCAGAGAATGCGGGTATGGCCGGAACTAGGGCTACATCAGCGGAACTAACGCGCTTCCACATTCTGGAGTGCTACTGCAAAAAGGATGTGTATGGCTCTGGAATTAACTCTGAAATCGTGGTCTGGGTCCATGAGTCAACTGGCGAAGTATTGCGAGCAACGTACTTACACCGCATAAACAGCAAGACTAAAAAGCGGCCGTACAGCAAGGTAGACTTCTATAAGCGCCCCAACCAAATCTATGGTGCGGGGCTTGTGGAGCTAGTTTATAGCTTGACAAAAGAAATTGATGCGCTAAATAACATGGCAGTAGACTTTGGATTAATTAGCAGTATGCCATTTGGCTACATTAGAGCCACTGCATCAACTGGAAATGTTGCAATACCAATCGAACCTGGTGCGCTAATGCCACTAGATAATCCAGGCCAAGATGTGTTCTTCCCGAACATCGGCAATCGTGGAGGTTGGGCTTCCGGCCAAATCCAATTCCTTTACTCAATCATCGAACGACTAACCGGCCTTAGTGACATAAGCTTTGGTGTTCTTGGCGCTCAAGGGGCAGCAAGAACTGCAAGCGGAGTCCGCGCGGTTATGTCAGAATCAAACACTAACTTGGACATCTTTTTACGGCGCATCAATAGGGGCCTAAAAAAGGTCTATAAGCAAATGCTTGCCTTGGTGCAAGAAAAAATGCCTGCTGGCCTTGAGTTCAGGATTCTAGGCGATGATGGGGCGGCCTACTTCCGCCAAGTAAAGTCACGTGATGAAATCGCTGGTAACTTCGACTTCGAACTTGAGCCAAACTCACAAGCATCAAACCCGCAGGTAAAAATTGATAACGCACAGCAGATATACCAACTGACTGCAAATCCAATCGACATCCAATTGGGGCTAATTACCCCAATTCAGCGCTACGAAGCCGTAAAGAATTTATTGCAGGCAATTGGAATTAGGGACTTTAGCCGCTTCATTCAAAAGCCGCCGCAGCAGCAACGAGCCTATAGCCCAGAAGAAATGGCTAATCGTGTATTAGCCGGCTACCCACTGCAATTAACGCCTATGGATGACTTACAAGGCTTTATTGAATACGGCCAGTACATCATAGACACTGACGAACTAATAGGCCAGTTTAACCAAGACCAGGCAATACTGCTAGCTAGCAAAATACAAGAAGCTATGCAACTATTACAGGCGATGGAACAGGCTGCTAAACAACAAGCCGTAAGCAGCCAAATGCAGCGCAATGCCGCAATGAGTCTAGAACAAACCCAGCCAGCTATGGCCGCGCAACCAACCGAGGGGGCGCAATAGGAGGCTATTAATGCGCAATCAATTAATGGCGTTGGAACGAGGCGTTGTACTAGGACGCTAGAGCGCACGCCTACTCCGGCCCTAGGCATGGCTAAAAAACTGCCTGCTTTTTTTTGCTTGACATGGATTCTAAATCATGACATACTAATATTGGACTGAGGCGTGGAAGTTCCCTTAAAGAAGGAACAACGCTGGTGATGGCGCTCTGAACGAAGAACTGGTATAAATCTTCGGCGCATGTAGCCTGGAACACGCAGATGAAGACAATATTAGACAATATTCGGAGCTGAACACGAGGGTAATCGTTAGTGGAGAATGCAGGCTAAGGTGTCTAATAGTGACCAATGCCAATGATAAGGCAGCACAACCTAGCCGGTCAAGCATAACGGACGAGCCATTAATTGAACCTCAGTAAACTCGTAGCCGGGGTCGCGTCCGGCCGGCCCACCTTTTATTTAACTTGGATATGAAAGTGATAAAGACAGCACTGACATTAGAAGAGCGTGATTTACTAAACGACAGTCTGGACTCAGATATATTTAATGTATATACAAAACTATTAAATGAACTAGTATTCGAAATGGAACAGTTGGTCCTAAAGCAGCATCTAGCTGACCTGAGTGACACAACGCTACAACAATTAGCTTTAGCAAAAGCACAAGCCCAAGGCGCAAGGCAATTACTTTTTAAATTCACCGCGCTGAAAAGTAATAACAATAAACCAATAAAGCGGTAACACGAATGGCTACGTAATAGCCGGAGGAAATGGTATGGACGGAACAAACAATAACGACAATAATGGCGGTAATGACGCAGCGGAACAGGACAGGCTTAAAAACCTACAGGCCGAATTTAGTCGCAAGACATCTAATCTAGATTCAAAGCTAGAGGCCATCAACCAACAACTGCAACAACTATCCTTGCTTGGGCAGGTAAATACAAAGACACAAGAGGCACAGCCAGCAGGGCGACCAGACCCAGTATTAGAGCCAGAAGCCTACGAAAAATATATGGAACAGAAACTAGAATCCAAATTGAATAGCCGCTTAGAGGTGCAACAGCGCCAACAAGCCGAGATTGGAAGCTTGGTATCACAATTCCCAGAACTTCAGGACCCAAACTCAGAATTGACTAAGTCCGCCCTACAAATCTACAATAATATGAACCCAATGGATAAAAATAACCCAATCGCCTATAGAACAGCAATCCAACAAGCGGCTTTAGATTTGGGAGTATTACCGAAGTCAAAGCGGCAACAACAACAGCAGGTAACTAACGATGAGTCGGACGATATTGGGAGCGGGAACAGACGGCAGCAGTCACCTACGAAAAGCGGCAAAAACGGCAAGCTGGACGCTGCAACCTTGGCTTTTGCACAAGCGCTTGGTAAAGACATTAATGACCCTAAGTATCGTGAGCGCCTTGAAAAGGCCGCATCTAGAAATACCTGGGGCAAGTTTAAGAGTCAAAAAGATTATTAATATAACGAAAAAATGGAGAACTGAATTTTATGTCATCACAACCAGTAAACAAAAATGGTAAAGCGCCACTCATAACAAAAGGCAAGAATGTAGCTGAATTTTATATGGGTGCCCCTAAGTCAGACTTCGACGTGCCGCAGGGCTGCGTTGATGAACTTCGGTCAAAAAACCTTGCGTATAGATGGATTGACATCCAAACGCTAAAGAAAAATGGAAATATGCACCGCCAAGGCTGGGCGCCATATAAATTTAAGTGCCTATCTGGAGCTACAAAAGACAACCCATTTATGGACTCATCACTAGATGGGTACTTAGTAATGAAGGGAAATGTCTTAGCAGTAAAAACATCGGAAGCATTCGAAGCTTCACGACAGTTCGTGCGACGAAGGACAGCTGCGCAAAGTAACGCCGGAAAGCAAGCTGAACAGGCTTTTACTGAATTTGCCAAGGGTGAAAAGGCGATGAAAGTGCACGGATGGGATGATTCGGACGAAAAGGAAACATAAAACAGTGGGGGTCGAAAGGCCCCCTAACAACTTTTTTACACTTTTACCCCTAAAATCTGCTTGACATTGTGTTATACTTATGTTAGTGGCCCATGCGCAACGTCATGAGGCCATATAACATTATCCATATATATATGGGAGATAAAGTATGGCCAATCAAGATAAACCATGTGGACTTCGACCGCACGGACGAATCCTAAGAGTCAGACCCTATACAGCTGGCTCTGCCTGTTACCCTGGAGATGCCGTAGCACTTGCATCAGACGGTCAAGTTGACCCTGCAACTACTGGAGCACTTCTGGGCGTAGCAATGACCTATGCAAGCGCACAAGGACAAACAGTCCTAGTGGCCGATGACCCTAATCAACTCTTCGAGGTTCAAGCCGATGACGTTATTGCAGTAACCGATGTTGGCCTAAACTGTACGCTAACCGGCTCGCCTAACACGACCTACAAGCGCTCTGGCCATGAGTTAGATGCTAGCGAAAAGGCAGACACCGCTACTTTGAGCCTTCAAATCCTGGGCATTTCACCGGAAGTAGGCAATGCAGCTAACTCTGCTGACAACGATGTTATTGTTAGAATTAACGTTCACCAACTTAACAACGCCGGACGACTTGGCGTATAATAGGGAGCTTCGATTATGTTTTTACGTAATAACTATAGTGATTTATTTGGTAGCTCGATGCTACCCGTACTGGAAGAGATGTTCTGGGCTGAAGCAGCAATGCACCCACAGCGCCGCGAACAACTTTTCAAAATGGTCTCTACTGAGCGCGATATCTGGCAATCTTCTGAACTCCATGATATGCCTCTGTTCCAGACTGTTCAAGAAGCTCAAGACTACACTTTTAAGCGCCCTTTACAAGGTGCCAACAAGACAATGTCGGTTGTTAAGTATGGCCTTGGCTTTTCAATCAGCGAAGAAGCTGTCGATGACGGAAAATTCGACTTTATCGCAGACGCCGTTAAAAAACTCGCGCGCTCGGCTAAAGAAACGCAAGAAATTAGCGCAATGAATATCTTCAACAACGGCTTCACTTCTGAAACCACTGCTGACGGCCAATATGTGTTCGATACCGACCACAGCCTTCCTTCTGGCCTCACCTTCAGAAATAAGCCATCTGCTGATGCTGACTTGAGCCCTAGCTCATTGGAATCCGCACTTGTTGATTTCGAAACACAGCAAATCGGTGATTCTGGAATCATCTACAACATTAAGCCTAAAGTGTTGCTAGTCCCATCCACACTCCGACGCTATGCAATGGAGCTCATCGGTTCAGACCTCAAGGCCGATACTGCTGACAACAACATGAACAGCCTTAAACAAGACGGCCTCATTGTTATCAGTTCACCACACTTGACTGATTCCGATGCTTGGTTCTTGCTCGGTTCGCCTGAAGAAACTGGCCTCCGTATCATCAACCGAAAGCCGCTTGAAACTAAGGCTTCTGGACCTGATGTTGGATTCATTAACGATTCAATCTACTATAAGAGCCGATACAGAGAAGTTTTGGGCGTTACTCATCCTTACGGAATCTTCGGTGTCCGAGGCGCAGGCTAATTAATTAGCTAAAATTTGCCCGACTAAGCCCCACTTGTTAACTCATTTGGGGCTTTTTTATGCTATACTATTACTAGTAGACGTGGCATGGTGCTACGACTGCAAAACAGACTACTAATGGAGTAAATTACAATGGCACGCACTACCTTTAAAGGCCCAGTAAAATCAGAAAATGGCTTTATCATCGGCGACTCAGCCGTAACAATTACTAAAATTATGAAGGGCACGGTATCCGTAAATCCTGCTGAAATCTCAGCAGCTACGTCCGCAGAAACAGATATTACTATTAGTGGAGCCGCGGCCGGAGACATCGTTATCGTCAACACGCCCGCTTCATTAGAAGCTGGTTTAGTATTGTCAGGCGCACGAGTAAAAGAAGCTAATACAGTATCCATTCGCCTAAGCAACATTTCGGCAGAAGCAGTAAATGGTGCAGCTCGCGATTGGTCTTATGTTATTTTGAGAATGGCTTAATAAGGCCATTGGGAGGTTATTCCTATGGCAACTGTAAGAGCTAAAAACGTAGTAATCTTGTCAGCTGATAACGACACCGTATCGGGTCCGCTAAATATCGAATATATTGTGGCAATTGCTGGTACCACTAATCCATCAGCGCAGCTAAAACTTACCAATACTAGTGGGACTACTATATGGGAAACCGGCGTATTGGCAGATAATGCAAGAATTCAGGATGAGGTACAGATTAGACTCGACTACGGCGATGTGCTACACGCTGACCTTGCGGGAACAGGCACTAAAGTTTACTTGTACGAAAAATTTGACTAAGTTTAACGTGGGAGGCGCACTTAATGGCGAATGTAGTAAATGGAAACACATTCTACGTCGATACGGCGTCTTCCGCGTCTGTAACTGGGTCATTTATTGATGAAAAAGATATCTTGTTAGAGGCCATAGTTTTTAATGCGCATGCTAATCATGCCTACATTGAATTATGTGATTTAGCTTATGTGAACGGCGCGTTCCAAGCTGGTGATAAGAAATTACACGTACACTCAAATGATTTAGAACTTCAGTATATACATTTACGTGGTACACCTATAAGATTTCCAAATGGAATATGGGTTTCGCATATAACTGATGGCGCCGACCCCTCTAACGCAACATTAATTTTAAAACGTAAGGGTTAATCCACATGGCCTATGAAGTTGTAGACTTTCAAGATATCCTGGACGCAATAAGAGAAGAGTTAAAAGTCCAATCTGGCGACACCGTTACAATTAACCGCATTAAGCGGGTGGTTAATAGGGTTTATCTACAGGAGGTAGTCCCATTTACACGCTGGAAGTGGCTCGAAGGGTCATACCGCGTAATACACAAAGCGCGCTATAACGCAGGTACCGTAGCCTTAACCCCAGGCTCCACCAGTGCAACTATTAGTATCGTTCCTCCGGTATCAGCTGGTAGTTTCGTAGGTAAAAAGTTTTCGGCAGACGGCTACAATGAAGTTTATATTATCGATTCCCATACCGCTGGCTCTGATACATTCACAATTAGCTCGCAATATACTGGAAACTACACAACGGCTGTCGGATATAAAATATGGGACGATATAGTAAACCTACCCACAGATTGCCGAGAAACAGTAAATGTATGGCATAATTTTTCCACGAAGCCTATGGAAGGTGTGGGTCTACAAAAGTTTCGCCAATTCACGGCGCTTAATCCAAAGATGGAAGGGTATCCACAGTATTATTATACCGCCGATTTCCATGACCCAACTACCTTAACTATTGAAACTGAGTCTGATAGATACCGACGCATGTATGTCTATCCGGCAATTAATAAGACCGATGTGACGCTTCAAATTGACTATGTAAAGGAAGTTTCGCCACTAACCGACCCAGGTGACGAACCAGTATTGCCGCTAGAGGACAGGGGCGTACTAGTAGACGGCGCTCTAGCTAGACTTTGGAAGTCGATTGCCTCCGACAATGAAAACGCCGAGCTATCTAAGCGCGACTACGAAGCTAAACTTGCGCGTATGGCCGGTAAAATCGAAGACTCCCAAGATACGGCTAAGGTAACCCCTGCATCAACCTATGTTAGAGCTAGACGTGCACCACGGGTACGACCAGGCTCTTTTGCCGAACCGGGCGTTAATGGCGGCAGCGGGTATGAGCCAATATCGTATTTAGAAGATGTAACAATAAAAGGCGGAACCCTAACAGCGAACCTAGCCGTAAATGCAGGCGTAACTGTAGACGGGGTCGATATATCAATACTCGATTCTACTGTTACAGCACACATAAATCAAATTACAGATGCGCATGATGCTAGCGCAATATCAGTAGTACCAGCTGGCGCGATAACAGCCACAGATGTACAAGCGGCCTTAATCGAACTGGATACTGATTTAACGTCACATCTAAATGATACTACGGACGCACATGACGCCAGCGCCATATCATTTGACAACATAGGAACAGGATTAAGCTCCACTGATGTTCAAGCGGCTATAGACGAGCTAGATACTGACATTACAAATTCAAATAACCTAACCGATGGTAAAATTTGGATTGGCAATAGTTCAGACGTAGCAGCCGAAGTAACAATGTCGGGCGACGTGACCATATCTAATACGGGCGTAAGTGCAATTAGTTCAGGAGTCATCGTTGACGCGGATGTAAATACAAATGCAGCCATTGCTCGAAGTAAACTGGCCGCTTTAACAGCTGACCGAGCGTTGGTATCTAATGCATCTGGGTTTGATACGACTAGTAGCGTAACATCTAATGAATTGACCTATTTGCTTGACGTAAAGCCGCTAAGTAGCGAGTCATTATTAGATGCTACTACCGCCGTTATACCAAGTTTGACACTAACAGCTGCGGCATGGCCGATTATAAAAATTGATTACAGCATTATTCGTGGCACTAATATTGAAACCGGAATAATAAACATTGTGAACGATGGGACCAATGTAGGGTTTGCACAAGGTGCGGTAGCGTCCTTAGGCACCATTGGAATAACATTGAGTGCAGCAATAAACGGCACAAATGTGGAAGTCAGCTATGCGGCAAGCGCTACTGGGACGAATGCGACAATGAAATACAAACTCCATAAGTGGAGTTAATAACGAAAAAAAAACAACACAAACTCGCCCTGGATAATGATGGGCGCGGGAGCATGAACACATGGCAAAGGATAGTTTTAAGGTAAAAAAGAGTTTAAACGTAGAACCAAAAGCGACACCTACGCTTGATTCCGAAGGCGACATAGGCTTTAACTCAACGTCGCATAAGCTAGAGGTGCGCGATAACTCCACCACAAAAAGCATCGTTACCGAAGACGGCTCAGCCACGTTGACCAACAAAACTATCAATGGCGCAAATAACACCATAAGCAATATTTCTGTCTCCGCAATTAATCTTGATACGGCTACGGCGCTTAACTTAGCGTCATCTAATACAGACAGCTCAGTCAATATTGGAACAGGAACGGGCACAAATACCGTAAATATCGGTGGAGCCAATACTACCGTAAATATTACTGGTACTGTAAACAATCAAAATGTAACTAATTTAAATGTCAGCGATAAGCTTATTACTATTAATGATGGAGGTGCTGCGTCCTCGGGCGGTGTTGCTGGGATTGAGATTGAAGAGGGCGGGTCGCCGACTGGGTATATAAAGACTTCATCTGATAGGTATTATTGGGATTTTAAGGCGCCAAATCGCGGCGGTGTAGCCAAACTATTCCCCCCTGCCGCGTATGAAGATGATATAGTATTAGCAAATCAAACACAGACATTAGCGAACAAAACGATAAATTCACCGACATTCACAGGCTCCGTGGCTTTTCCATTAGATGTGGGTATGGCGGTAGCTACGGCGTCTGGCGGGGTATTAACAACCTCAAATGCGACTAAAGTAGAGCTTGACCGCCTATCAGGACTTGGCTCTACAGCAGTCGGTGTATCAGATACTCGGACACTAACAAACAAGTCCTTGTCTGATTCCACCACAGCCATTGTTGACATAACAGACCCAACTAAGAAAATTGAATTCGACGCCGGTGGAACAGCCTCGACTAAAACTACTATTGCAGCCGCACAAACTACAAATAGAACACTAACATTACCAGATGCTACGGATACGCTCGTCGGCCGTGCAACTACTGATACTTTGACCAACAAAACCTTTGGCGATGCAATCACGTTAGACGGACAAGCTAGTAGCCCATCAAATCCATCAGCGGGCTTTTATAAGATGTTTGTATCAGATACGACACAAAAGCTTACGATTCGCGACTCAAGTGGAACAGAAACTACAGTGGGTTCTGGTGCCAGCGGCGGTATAAATTACATCACGTATAACGATGGTACGGCTATTACCGGCTGGGCTACATATGCAGACACAGCCGGAACAAGCCCAGTCGATGGAACCGGCGGTTCGGCTAACGTAACTTTTGCCACAAGCACTAATAGTGACCTTCGTGAAACTACGAACTTTCTTTTCACCCATGACGCTGCCAATCGACAAGGCCAAGGCTTTTCTTATGACTTCACAATCGATGCAGCCGACCAAGCTAAGATGCTGCAAATTCGATTCGATTACTTGGTGGCCAGTGGAACCTATGCCGATGGGGATTTAACTGTTTGGGTTTACGACAAAACAAATTATAAACTCATCCAGCCAGACCGTTACAAAATCTTGAATGCAATAGGCTCACAGCCTTGGCTTGGCGAATTTCAAGCAGCTGCCGATTCAACAAGCTATCGTGTGATTTTCCACGTTTCTACTGATACAGCGACGGCTTACACAATGCGATTCGATGCATTCAGTGTAGGCCCGCAAACTGCTAGAGCTTATGGAACGCCTGTTACTGATTGGGTGAGCTATACGCCGACTGGAAGCTGGACATCCAACACAACTTATACAGGAAAATGGCGTAGGGTCGGCGATTCAATGCAAATTATGATGAAAGTTGCATTATCTGGTGCGCCAACGGCTGCATCATTAACATTGGGTCTACCTTCTGGATATTCAATAGAAACAACAAAAATAAACTCAACAACAGCCGGAGAAAATGCTTTTGGTATAGCTAGAGGATATGATTCAGGAGTCACGGGATATACAGGAGCGGTTTTTTATTATTCAACAACAACCGTTGCTATTCATGGTAATAATACAGGTACTTGGTCAAATACTGTTCCGTTTTCGTGGAATGCTGCTGATGAAATAGATATTAAATTTGAAGTCCCCATCACCGGCTGGTCATCTAATACAATTATGAGTTCGGATGCTGCGACGAATGTTGTGGCGGCAAGAGCATATCGTGGAACAAATCAAACGGGTTTTAATCCTAATAATTCCTATGTAAAAGTAAATATAGACACAGTGTCGAAAGACACGAATGGATTATTTGATACTGCAAATTCTAAATATGTCGTTGGAATTTCAGGTTGGTATACTATATCTGCAAATGTTTTTATTGCTGGGACTAATGTTCTAAATAATTTGTATGTTCCGTCAATTTATAAAAATGGTTCTCAACTTAGTATAGGACAAGGTAGTTATCCTTTAGCTAATAATTCGATACCACTTAACATAGTAGACACAGTCTATTTAAATGCTGGTGATTATATTGAAATATACGTTTACGGAGCTGGCAATAATAGCGTTAATACTTTAACAATTTCTAGCGGCGCAAATAATACATACTTTTCAATCGCTAAAGTCTCCGGCCCTGCTCAGATTGCTGCAAGTGAGACGGTGGCGGCTCGATATACTGGACCGGCCTCAACTCAATCAATTGCAAGCGGTGGGACACCAACTATAGTAGATTTTTCCACAAAATCTTATGATTCTTTTGGAGCAGTAACCACCGGAGCATCTTGGAAATTTACCGCACCTATCAGCGGAACGTACTCTGTAAAAGGAGCCGTATTTTTTGATGCTCAATCTTGGACAGCAAATAATGGGGTCAAATGCTTAATTTATAAAAATGGTTCATGGATTATTGAAATATTTAATAATACGCCGACAACCGGAACTTATTATCCTGGTTCATTAGTTATTGCTGATGAAATTAAACTTTTGGCTGGAGACTATATAGACATAAGATGCGCACACAATGAAGGAACAGCCAAAAATTTAATGGCAAGCTCTATTCATAATTATATTTCTATAGAAAAAGTAGGTAATTACTAATGCGAATCCTACTCCTAACCACACTACTCCTATCCGGCTGCGCGGGCACTAATACCAGCGAGGCTACCCAAATGATATTGGCCATTGGGCCGCTATTTGGCGCGATGTTGCTAGGAATAAGCATGACTGCGACTAGGCTTAGCAAAAAACAGCGTAATAGACGGACTAGACTTCGTATTGCTAATATGGTAGAATGGCAAAAGAGTCAAAAACTAATGGTAGACGAAAATAGCGATAATAACCAATAAGGTGCAAACACATGGCAAAACGGTCACAACTTTACACATTAATGCCTTGGGGTGGGGGTCTGAATGACTCAGCCGACCCAGGCGCGATTCCACCAACTGACCTGGTGCGCGCCGACAATATTCTTTATACCACGTCTGGCTCCCGTATTAAACGCCCAGGACTCGAATACATAGACAATATCGAACTCCCAAGTGTAACTAGTATTGCAAGAACAAGCAATGTGGTCACTATTACGTTCAGTAGTGCTATTAATACAAGCGGCGCATCAAACGATAAGCTTGTAGCAGGTGAGGCTATTACTTTGACCTGTGAAGAAAATAGCGCCTTTAATGTATCTGCGCTCGCGCTAAGCTCAGTTAGCGGTTCCACCGTGACTTATGCATCAACGGGCGCGGACATTGGGGCCATATCCAGCCCTACAGTCACTATTGTGCGGTCTAGTAGCGCCATTGGGGTGCATGACTACTGGCATTATAGCGCGGCCAATAATACGAAGGCGCAACTAAGGCTGATGCTGACAAGTCAGGGGAAACTATTTAAATTTGATGGCTCTGGAAATCGCCTCGAAATAACGCGTGCAACACAGTCGGTAACCGGCGCAACTCCAGCCGCCCCAAGCACTGTATCCGTATTCACATTAAGCGCGCATGGATTTAAGACCGGCACGGCAGTACAGTTTGATGCCCTAACCGGTGGAACGGGACTATCTACAAACACGGTCTATTATGTTGAGCGTATCGACGACAACACGTTCTATCTGTCTGCAACACTAGGCGGTAGTCGCCTTGCAATCAGTTCGACCCTAACGGCATCCACGATGTCAGTCCCGTTCGCCTTAACGTTACCAATAACTAAATGTAGCTTTTTGACGTTTAACGAGCGCTGCCTAATCGCAGCCGATGGTATTAAGAATTGGCCGATACTATTTGACCCAAGCACAAGCGCTACAACCTACACCTACATTAAAAATGCCGCACCAAATGCATCAATCTTTGGTGAGCATGAGGGGCGAGTCATAGCAAACGATAAGACGGCCCCCGACCGACTACATTATTCATCCCCCGGAGACCACACAGAATGGCAGGGCTATGGCGATAGCGGCGTCATTGATATCGGTTTTGGCGATGGGGACCCGGTAGGTATTACGGCCATTTATCCAACATTTAAGGGCGCCCTATTTGTATCTAAATCAGAGCGACTTTACAGGCTTCCCGATTCGGGAATAGCGCTTAGCCGCATCGAGCTTGTATCAAGTGGAATTGGCGCAGTGAGTCACAATAGCTGTGCCCCGGTAGATATGGATGACGTTCTTTTTATCAGTAAGCGCGGGTTCCATAGCCTTGCTGCAACTAGTAGTTATGGCGACTTTTCTGGCGCATACTTATCAGAAAAGATTCAAAATGCATTCCAAGAATTCACCCCGGCTAGGCGCGCACTGACCTGGGGCCGCTACTTTTCCAAGTATAATTCAGTATTCTTTTCCGTAGCCGAGTCGTCGGCCTCGCGCCAAGACGCCATGTACGTCTACAATATTAAGTTCAAAGAATGGTATCGATGGCCAGACGTAAACCTGCAATGCGTAACGACTGCGAAATCTGGCAATAATGATGTGCTGATTTTTGGAACCCAAGATTCAAGATTATCAAGCCTGTCTAGCTCCTCCTATTCTGATTATGGAACGAATCCGTACAATTATGTGGTAAAAACGGGTAAAATATATGTTGACAATAACCCAAGCACTGTTAAAATGTATAAGCGCATCGGGTTTATCTTTAAGCCGCAGGGGTCGTTTACTTTTACCGCAAATATAAAGATAGATAATCTACCGCTGCAAACTGTTAAATTCGAAAAGGCTACTGGTGGAGACTTATTAGGCAGTACGTTCATATTAGGCGAATCTACTTTGGCCTATTCCTCTAATATGGACCCGTTCATGCAGCCAATTGATGGGATTGGGCGCGGCATCCAGGTTACGGTGGAAAACACAAGCCCAGACCAACAAGTCACAATTTATGGTATGCTTATTGAATGGGTTCCAGCTGGAATGGCACAAGAAACGTATATTTCTGGCTCAACAACGGAGTAATGGGGGCGACGTATGGCAAAGTTAACTATAGCAAAGACATATAAAGACGGTGAGACCCCGACCCAGGTTGACTTGGATAATATTTGCGATTCAATTGAGTCATTTTTAAATGTAACTCAACTTGGCTCTGACAACATAAAAACTAATAGTATAGACGCTGGGGCCACAATTAGCGAGGGGTCGATAACTACGGGTAAATTTGCGACGGATAGTATTACAACTGCGAAGATACTTGATGGGGCCGTAACATCGAATAAAATTGCGCACGGAGCCGTCACCACTGCAAAAATACTTGATGGGGCGGTTACTACGGTTAAGATAGCGGATGGGGCGATAACCAATGCTAAAATTGCAAACAGCGCCATAACGCTAGAAAAAAAGCCAACTGCCTCCAGCGCAGCGTTTAGTGCATTAAATATACAATCGACTGGAGCTTTAACAACAAGCTCTAATCTTGGCGGCGCGTATATGCGTCCAACGGTATTCTGCGGCGCTAACTCAGGGGCGCTAACATTAAATAGCACATCGTCGGGAGCTATATTGTCTGCGTCATACCCAATACAAAAAGATAGTGTAACGACTCAAAATAATGAATTAAAGGCCGGACCGTTGATATATACAAGCGGAACCAATACATTTTTTCAAATTCCGGCAAGTAGTATATTTTCTTTAGACTTAACTATGGATACAACTGAGGTACAACGAAGATACAGGTTTGGCGTAAAGTCTAACACAACGCAGTCATCTAGGGCTAGTGGCGGCTATTATTCTAGGGAGATTGTGTAAACTATGGGAACATTAACAATAAACCCGACATATGCAACCAGTTCAGTTTTGTATGAAACTGACTTGGATAATTCAATAAAGACACCAATAGAAACTCACTTTAATAATGCCGAAGTTGAAGGGTCAAATATACAACCTGAATCTATTACG